CTGCATGAAATCTAAAACATACATTTTTTGCTAGACTTTTTGGACTAATTAAAACCATGCCACGTTTAATAGTATCTCTGGTTACCATATCTTTTGCAGTTACCGGAGCAACTGCCAAACATCCTCTATGATGGTGATCTAAAAAACCTGTTGGTTCTTTGACGTTGTTATGAATAGACTTTATTCTCAATTCATTTTCGAATGGATCTTTTCTAGCTATCGGACCAATGTGCATAATGTTGCCAACTTTCAACATATCGCCTCGAGCAATTCCAGAAATTACAAGACCAATCCCCCTGGGATTGAAAACAGAATCAATGTAAAATATAGAACCTTTGAATTTTTCTACAGGTGGGAATATAGAGGGATTTTTCATATGTGTCATAAAACCTCGTATAATTCGATTGTTACATACAGATCGTTTGTCCAATGGCATGTCTGGCACATCTCCCTTTCCAAACTCTTCTGGTGCATCATAATCGAAATTATCCCAAAAATTTCTCTGTTCAAGAGATGACAATACACCTTTAACAGTGTCAATGAAATATCCGGTCTTGTTTGAAACAGTTATAACTGGAATAAAAGTTTGTCTACCATTTAATGGACTCATCAATTCTTTCACCAGTTCACCAACCTTTTTACCGTATTCAGGAGTCTCTGTAGTATCATAATAATCATTCACAAAGTTAACTTTTGTATTCCATGCTTTTGAACAATACGCTTCTATTGAATCTTTTGTGTCGTTATAAGTATCTTTGGGAGACAGGTCTGCTCTCGTCAATATTATAGCAATCGGAATATTTAGAGACATTAACAGTGTGAAGTGCTGTTTAGTCATCGGTAAAATCCCTCTATTTGCAGATACAATCACAAATGCATAATCGGGATAGTGACCAGAGATGCCGAATGTAGTTGTTTTCAAATACTTCTCATGTCCGCATAAATCTATCATAGTTATTGCCCTTCGCGTTCCTGGAACAGTAAACATTCTGGTAGATATGTCTGACGTTTTACCGCTGGCAACTTCGTGTGGATGTTTTGCCACACCTTCTCTTGCTTTGCCGTTACCATCATCGAGAACTCCTGTTGTGATAACTCCTATAAATGTACTTTTGCCACTATCTACTGATCCGGCAATGGCTATGCCGATGTCTGTAATAAATGGCTGATCTTTGGTGTCACTCATAGATATGATATGAAATTGTAAGTATTAAACTTGATTAACATATAATTTCAATTTTTATTCATCCTTATAGATCTTTATAAGTCTTAATAGACATATGAATTAAACTAGTATTTTTTGTTCAAAAGTTGATACAAAAAATCACTGAAAATAAGCTATATAAACGTAGATAACTATATAACGGTATGCTTAAATTGATCAAAACAGAACTCACAAAACACAATGGGTCTCATACTCTATCAAAAGTGTCTGAAATAATAAAATCTATTTCGGAAACAAATGACGAATTCAAACAAACCAAAATAAAACAAATTTTGGCAAAATATTCAAATATTTCAGATGGTAAATTAATTATCGATACATCTAATGCAACAGATAACACATATGATGATTTAAAAATAAAAATAGAAAATAATGTGCGTAGTTCAGATGCAAAACATAAATTAATCGTTAGTAAAAAAAATTCTGAATCAGAAAATTCAAGTGAAGAACTCCCACAATATAAAGAAAAAAAACCTCAAGAAGTATTGGGTCCCAGAATGGATTATCTTAGAAAATATATCAAAACAACGTCCAGTCAAAAGCCATCTGATTTTCAATTGCCTCCCAAAAGTAAATATGTTTATGGACAAAAGAAATATACATCTGTTAAGCGAATAGAAGATAAATATGGTCCGTATGGTACACAATGGGTTCATGATACACAAAATGATGATAAACTGGATGATTCTGCAAAAAAATCCGCAAAAGTAGTGGACAGATTAATGGAAATAGAATATCCTGCACAGAGATCTGAGGCATGGTTTAAACAGAGAGATGGCAAAATAACAGCAAGCGATGGAGGCACTGTTCTCGGAGAAAATAAATATGAATATCCATATAAATTTTATTTTAAAAAAGTAAAGGGTAGTCCATTTACGGGTAATGAGGCGTGCTATCATGGTAAAAAATTTGAGAATGTAGCAACCATGATATATTCTTACAGAATGAATGTTAATGTTATTGAATTTGGTTTAGTTGATCACCCTAAATATAAATTTCTTGGAGCGAGCCCAGATGGTATAGTTGGAAAGTATAAACTGGACGGTGTACATAAAACATCTCTCGTTGGTAGAATGTTAGAGATCAAGGTTCCATTCAGACGTAAAATTCTTCAGACCGGAGAAATTAAAGATGGCATATGTCCCATTTATTATTGGGACCAAGTTCAATTACAATTAGAGTGTTGTGATTTGGAACTGTGTGATTTTTGGCAATGTAATCTCAATGAATATTCTTCAAGAGAAGAATTTATAGCTGACACAGACACAAGCGAACCATTCAGATCTCAAACAACAGGATTCGAAAAGGGAGTCCTTATTCAACTGCTTCCACGGAATAAAATAGAAGAAGCATCAAATGGTCACTATTTGACCGTAGTGTATGACAATGCATCATTCATATATCCATCTAAAATCGAAATGTCTCCAGAAGAATGTGATTTGTGGATAGCAGAAACTTTATCAAATTTGTATTCAACACACAAAGATCATATTTTTGATAAAATAATATATTGGAAACTCATTGAATCTAAATCGGTCACAATTGAACGTGATAGAGCATGGTTTAAAGAGAGATTGCCCATTCTGCAAAAAACTTGGGATAACGTTGAATATCTAAGAAGCCATAAAGATAGAGCAGAAATAGCCTTTCAATATATTGAATCTTTGAAGGAAACAGAAAAGAAAAAGAATGAAAAGGCAATATATGCAGTTGAATTGATATGTAATCCTCCAGGTGATAAAGCAAATGATAAAACAAAGAAATTATACGATATGAAAGTTGCCAAACTTATAGAAGATACTGTGGTTGTTATGGAAATGGAATCTTCTGATGAAGATTAAATATGTGAATTTTTAAAATACACGTTTCTACATTTATTTATTTTTTTATCCGGAGTTTTTGATTTACATATATTTTCAAAACTGTCCCCTCTTAACATTCTCAATATAAAATTAATTGAATATACACCACATTCTGAATTTTCATATTGATGTCTTATTTTGTTGTGGTCCGCAACAGGTTGCTCTATTCCAGATCCAGATTGATTAAATTTAAATATTCTTCTCATTAATTTTCTCACTCGAGGTTCTGGTCCAACACCATATGAATCAAAATAATAAGTATTTCCTTTTTTTAAATCTGAAAACAATCCAACCCAATGTGAACCAGATTTCCAATGTTCATCAAGATTAAATATGACGCCTATTTTTGTTTTTCCTTCTTTTAAAAGATTGTTAAAATCAAGATTTTTTATTCCCAAAGGAGGAAGATCATCAAAATCCATTGGCACAGCTCCCAAAAACTTAAAATCCGGATATTTGTCTTCATACTGTCCCATTACATCGTTTATATTTAGTGTGTTTAACCATTCAAATCTTCCTTCGGGTCCTTCTGGTCGAAATGTAAATTTTTCAAGTTGTGTTCTCATTATTTCATTCATATTTTTAATAAATTTTTGTTCAGTCCAACACTTTTGACTATCGCATTTTTGGGTGGTTCTATTATTTATCTCTCTTAATAGATATTTTTTGTATTTGCGAGGATTGAGTGTCTCTAAAGTTTCATATAAATGTATCTTGTTGTCATTGTCTACATTGTAAGCTTTTGCCATTTCAATCAATACATTTAATTCGATACATGATCCAGCGTCAAAAACAGCTCCTGGAGCACATTTCTTATCTTCAGGATTTTGCGGACACGCTTCAGATGATCTTATATCTTCAATCTCTTTATCACTCATTATAAACAAATCATAGAATATATTTTTTAATGTGAATCGAAATTTTGCAACTCATAAAATTTCTCTGTTAATCTGCGCATTTCTTCCATATCACGTGTAAGACTATCATCATCGAATAAATAGAAATTATATCTATCTTGTGTTATTTCATAACAGCCTCGCAATTTTACATCAACATCAAATAATTTTCCATCGTCATCTCTGTAATACATAGCCTTTCCATGTGTAATTTTTTCCAGCACAGTTGTTGATGATTTTTCAATTCTTCCAAGAACAGAGTTTATAATAATATTTCTGTCTCTCTTTAATTGTGGATACATACTCAATACTATGTCTATAATTTTAACCTTTTCATCTTCTCCGCCTTTAAATTGTTCTTTTGCAGTTTTTACAGGTGTTTCTGTAATTATATAAGTTCTAGCCATTTCATAATCATTGTATCAAGTGATCTATGTTTATTATTATTATTAGTATCAACTTTTTAATCTCTCCTGGATAGATAAAAATAAGGTGTTACAAATCTCAAAAGCTCTTTATTTAAAGATCCTGTATTTATACTGTGTCTTAAATCTGTTGTGAATTTGGAATTGTCAGCGTACTTTTCTCTTTGAGATTTTGTCATTTCATCTATTATTTCAAAACTCATTTTATCATATTCACTTATCAACTGCACAATTTGTGATAGTAATGGTTTTATTATGTATTCATTTACCTTAATACCCTTTTTATCATTTTCCCAAGCTGTCTTGTCAGTTTTGGATGTGCTTTTGATTACAAATGACAGTCTATTTGGATCTGTGTTCCATATTGATTGATCTCTTGGATTCATTTTTTTATATTGACTCACTATGATATTACATAAATGCTGTGTCAATTTGTTGTTTTCATATAGATCCAACATATATTGAAGTGGTGTTTTTCCTACTATTGGACCAACAATTTTGCCATCTTCTGTTTTATAACTCAATAGCAGCCGAGCAGATTTCTCATCTAACTGTTTTATCTGAGGGGCCTGATTATAGTTGGTAACTATATATTTAAGAGCACCCATAGTTTTTCCTATTACATTGCCAGCATTTGTCGTTAATTTCTTGTGATATTCATTTTCTGTTTTATAAATTTCCTTTTCAGCTCTGTATTTTTCAACCTCCTTCTCAATATGTGATTTTTCTAATTCGGATCTCGATTGTTGAAGTTCATTTTTCATGATCTCTAGTTTTAATTTAAGTCGGAGTTCATTTATCTCATTTAATTCTGATGGAGAAACTTCATTAAACTGTGATTTTGGCAATGAGCATCTGTATTTTTGGTGTCTATAATAACTTGATCTATGTCTAAAATCGGCTCCACAAAAATCGCAAATAAATTTTACTTGGTAGTTTTGACTAAGCACTGGATACTCCAACCGACTTATCGGCTTCTCCGGCTTCTCTTGCTTGGTAGTTTTGCTCTCCTTGATACTTTGAAAACTACCAAGTGATAGCCGGTCGGCTATATGACGTGGTTGATTTTGTACTACTGAGTCACTTTCTTCATGTAGCCGGCCGGCTATCACTTGGTAGTTTGTAAAATTATTTATAGGCTTATTACATTTATCATAGTGTTTTGTTGATTTTATGTGTTTATTATAGTTACTTTTGTCATCAGTCTCGTAATTACATATTTCACAATTATATTTCATATATTATGCTTACTATATTACCTACACATATTTATCTAGTACAAACTACCAAGCAAACTACCAAGCAAACTACCAAGCAAAAACTACTATTTTGTCATTCTTTACTTTTTACCTAGTCGTTTGCTTAGTCATTGTGACTACTTATGACTTTTATACATTTGGGGTAAATTTTAGAGATTAAAAATGCGGACTCGTTAAAACTGCAAAAGTTATCAGTCAAAAACATTAATCCTTAAAATATACCATTTATTTTTGTAAATTAAATTTCCTTACGCGAGGGAGTTTCAACACACAAATATTTGTGTGTTTATAAATTGAAAAGATTCCATTTTTATGGAAATATTTTTTCATGTGAAGATTATTTGTTTGATATAAATAAAATGGTTATATGGATATATATAAATATTATTAGTTTGAAGTCGGCACCTCAAAAATATACTATTTTGTTAACCATATTTAATAGGTACAGTTGTTTGCAGATGATTTTAGACTCTTACAAGAGTCTAAAATCATAGGAAAACAACTCTGGAGTTTTTGAAAAGTGATTTAGACTCTAAAACTGTTTTTCTTCGAAAAACAATTTTACAGTCTAAATTCATTTGCAAAATACTGTATATATTTGTCATCTATAGAAATTAAGACTTTTA